CAGGTAACAAAGTGAGTTACATTACAACAAATGGCTTTGCAAATAATCGTGATTACGAAAGAGAAACAAACGATTATTACGCAACTGAACCTAAAGCAGTAGAAATGCTTTTAGAACTTGAAGATTTTACAAAGTTGCACGTTTGGGAGTGTGCTTGTGGAGAAGGGCATTTATCAAAGGCAATGCAAAACAAAGGCATAACTGTTTATTCTTCTGATTTAATAAATAGAGGCTTTGGAAATCAATATGATTTTTTAAGTGCTGATAATAAAGAATGGAAAGGGCATATCATTACAAATCCACCATACAAATATGCAAAAGAATTTATTGAAAAAGCACTTGATATAATTCCAGAAGGATGTTTGGTTGCTATGTTTTTGCCTATTAGATATACAGAAGGCAAAGCACGAAAAAAATTATTTGAAGCACACCCACCAAAAACGGTTTATATCTCAAGCAGTAGATTGAAATGTGCTATAAACGGAACATTTGACCAAATGAAAGGCAGCGCAACTTCATACGCTTGGTTTGTGTGGCAAAAAGGCTTCAATGGAACGACAGAACTCAAATGGTTTAATTAAAAATTTCAAACGAGAATGTCAATCGGAGAACGTCAGCAAGGCATTACGCATAACGAAGAGACAGGCGCGAAATGAATGCACGCTGCATATAGGAACGGTAAAAAAAGTACAGAACAATAGGCCTTAACATGGTTTTTAGGTGAAACAATTAAGGCCGGTAAACCCTGATAGCTCAAATGGAAGATAGCCGATTCATAGCGGTTGATGCAGGTTCGACTCCTGCTCAGGGAACACCCCTAAATCCCCTAAAGGGGACTTAAATAAAGTAACATGGATAAATTATCATTCTCATACAACTGGAATAACAAGCTGGACAATGATTGTTTTACAACGCTGCGCCTGCGGAATGACTTCAGGTATCATTTAGGTGATAAGATGGAAGCGGAGTTGAATGGAGTGAGTAAGGGCATGGTTTATTTTGAAGACATCAAGCATCTGAAGATTGACAGCATCAATGAGTTTGTGGCGAGGCTGGATACAGGTTACTGCCGGGAGAAGTGTATAGAGATAATCAAGACAATGTATAAGAACAAAAATATTAACTGGAATGTGCAACAATTAAGCTTAATACTATGTGTGAAAATAAAATGAAAGTGTGCTTCATTGGTTCGGGAATAGTACCAAATGAAAAGCTGCGAGAATATTTGAAGGGAAGTTTTGAAACCGTTGGCGATGTAGGAAAGGCTGATATAGCCTTTAAGCTGGAGTCGGTTAATGATCAGGACTCTTTACGCGATTTGAAAATAGCCTTATACAGAATGATTATAGTATTGGATGAGCAACAACTTAATGCATTAATACAATGAATCGGGGAATGTGGCAAAATAAGCAGCTCCATGCAATACTTGGTAAGCTGAAAATTGATAAGGAAACTAAGGAGGATTTGGTTTACCAATTCACCAGCAATAGAACGAAATCGAGCAGGGAAATGTTAATGCAGGAGTGTCAGAATCTTATTAATTACCTGAATGCGTTGCAAAAAGGAAGCACTCAACTGAAGGCTCGTCACAGCGGAAAGGTGTATGATGCCTGCAACCAAATGCGCCGGAAGGTATTGAGTATATGCCATGAGCTGCAATGGGAAAATGCTGAGGGCAAAATTGACTGGACGCGCCTTAATAACTACCTGAACAAATACGGTTACCTGCATAAGCCCCTGAACGATTATACTTATGATGAGCTGCCGAAATTAGTTACACAATTTGAAAACCTGTTACGCGATGCTGCACGAAAAGTTTAAGATGAGCCTGAATGTTGATGAGCTTAATGTACTCCAGCATTTACTTGAAATGGCTGTAAGGCTGCCTTTAGCCAGCGAAGATTTTCAAAGAAAGATGCTGCTTTGCGCCATGAAAGAGATACATGAAAAGGTACTTGTAAAGTGGTATTACCCTACCACAGTTATCAAAATAACCCTTACGAACACACAGGCCGTTGCATTTTATTTGATGTTTAACGATGAATATTTCAGCAATTCGTTTACGGATTTGACAGTTAAAACCATTTGCAATAAAATACACAAACAGTATATATGATAGCCTTCCAGTTATACAGCGAGAAGCATAAGTGCGACCTGCAATTTAAGTTTGATACGCAGGGCCGGATTGTAGGCTTTGAAATAATGGGAGAGAACACAATGGGCGGGCAAGAGCTTAGTGTTTTCCTTGCACGGCTGCCACAAAGCCACGGTGAACTGATACAGTACTGCAAAAAAAAGAACCTGAATTTAATAGAACTTAAACCCGATTTGACGTTTGAAACCTTTTGGAATAAATACAATTACAAGGAAGGTGGAAGCAAAAAGAAAGCTCAGGCTATTTGGGACAGATTGAGTGAGAAGGACAGGACAGCTGCATTGAACTGGATACCGAAATACGAAAACATTTTAATAAAGCAGGGCGTTGCAAAGATGTACGTCACCACTTACCTGAATCAAAAACGCTGGGAATAACGCTTCGACTCCGCTCAGCGGACTTAAATAAATAGTATGTCAAGAGACAGAACGCGAATAGCTAAACGTAATGCGAAGATTGAAGCCGAGTTTAAACGGCTATCGGATAAGAAGTATAACGGCAAGCAGATGTATAAGCACGTAGCGGTTTTGGAAATGGTGGCGGATAAATTTTACCTCAGTCCATCACGCATTGAGGATATACTTAAAGGAAAAAAATAGCAGCATGACAAAAATAAATCAAGAAGACTACGGCAATATTGAAATTGATACCCGCGAAAAGGACATTGTACAGATATGGGGTTATCAACTTTATAGCACTAATGTGGTGCAGATAGAACGCAAGAACTTACTGAAGGTTATTAAGGTGTTGCAGGCTCAATTAAAAAAGAAAAAGTAATGCCACAAGGAATATATAAAGTGCCGTTTTCCATTGGTGATCATGTTTACCTGAAAACAGATGTTGAACAATTGATGCGAATAATTACCGCAATATGTATAAATGTGTCCGGTGCAAAGTACCTCCTTTCATACAATACATCTGACAGCTGGCACTATGATTTTGAATTTACCGCGGAACGGGATATTATTAAAGCTACCTCTAATTAAATAATTATGAAACGGAACTACAATAGCATTGATTATGTAAGCACGTTTGTCCCTGAAGTAACATTGAGGTATTGCACCCCTGCTAATTTACTTGACATGGGTATTTGCCTTTGCAACAAGTGCGGTAAAACATGCAGCGTTGATTATAAGTGGTGCAGCAATTGTAAGGAGACTGTTGTGGTTATTGTTGCAAAAAAGAAATGTAAATGTGGCAGGTATAGTGCTTGTGAGGAGTGCTTGAAAGCAGTTTAATTAATACTAAAACCCAAATAAAATGAACCACTTTGCGAAAACAGTAGAATTTCTGCGTAATGAACGCGGGTTAAATCAATCCGAATTATCAAGAATACTGGAGTGTAGTCGTACTACAATATGTAATTGGGAGACTGGTAGATCATTTCCTAATTATCTTGACTTAGTTGAATTGGCCGATTTTTTTAATGTAAACCCATCGGCTTTTTTTGAAAACAAACTTATTAATCCGGCTAATTCCGATTTGCTATCGCTCAAGCAGATAAAGGAAAATGCAAAAGAAATAATTAATATATTGGAAAAGTTTTAGGCATAATTATTGTAAATAAGATAACATCATTATATTTAACACCATGAAAACAGCCCTCAAACTACTCGTCATTACACTTTTATGCACGGTTTTAAACTGTGCTAAAGCACAAACAACTGGTACATCTTGGAAGAGTACCAACTACATGATCGTTGATGATCTTGGAGCGAAGACCTATAAACAGGAAGCGTTTTGTTCATACAACACAGGGGCCTTTGCCTTTTGGACTAAGGAGCGTGGCTTTAAAGTGTTTAACATGGAGGAGAACGGACGTAAGGTTGTGAAAGGGAAACCCGTTGTTACATACCTGAGCGATGACGCTACTTGGATGGTCACATTAAAACTACCTGACGAGATTGAAATACAACAGATGCGTGGAAATAGCGCAGTAGTGATACTGCATGGATTAAAGCTTTATCAGAGTGATTATAATGCATTTATTGAAGCCTACTCGCCTAAGAAGTAAATCTCACCATTTCAAAATACATAGGCCCCGAACTCCGGGGCCTTTTACATTTTGTATTATACATTTTGTATAATTATTCCTTGTCCGTCATATCGACTGCTGTATCAAGGCTTACATCGGCTTTGTCAATATGTGTTTTAGTAACCATTGCAGCTGTGTCCTGGAGTCGGACGCGGAAGTCGATTATGTGTATGATCATTTGGCCTTTAGCATTATTGTACGGGCGAAAGCCTGTACGAGTTATGCTTCCGAAGCCGTTACCGTTGTACCCTTGCAACCATTTAGTGATCTTATCAATGAGTTGCAAGTGCTGGAAGCCTTTGGCTCTGATTAATGGCGCAGTGCGCTTATCTACTTCCTGTATTACATCTGATACCACGTGAAGGCTGAAGGTAGCGGTTGACTCCTGCTTTTTGTTCCCGTAGGTAGTCCACTCCTGCGGATTATATTCAAAGAACACCGCATCACGCAGGAATGCGTTTGCTTCTTGGCCGTCTTCGGTTTCCTGAAGGTACTGGTTAAAGAATAGATCAACGTGTTTGATCTCGGTGATGTTTGTTGTAAGGCGTGATAGTATGGCCTCGTAGAATGCGCTGAAGATCATCGGATAAATAATTTTTTATAAAACAATTTAAATGTTAAGTTGAACACCGTTCCGTATGTAGCAATTTCACCAACGTATGCAAGCCATGCACTTACGTGCTGTATTAGAAACGGTATTGCCAGCGGTTTGTAAAATACTATTGCACATACGAAGGCAACTATTGAAGTTGATTTAACCGGATGCCAGGCATCGGTTAATTGAACGGGTTTGGTGAACGTGAAACCGAAGGCCCACATTTTAGTACGACCATTGGCCTTGTTGCCACGGATGTATTTATTGGCGTGTGAAATAGATGCGTTCCAAAATTGCGGATTTAATTTACTGAAGATACTTGTAGTAAAATGATCCTTCAGCGTTTCCTGCATGGCCATTGCAATGGCAGCAAACATTATTAGTATTGCGCTTACCATTATTTGAAGGTGTTTTTAAACGCTATATAAATAGCGTACAGTGTGAAGATGGCGAGGCCGATCCAAAAAGGAACTGCAACGTATATGAACGGGGGCCATACGTTTGCAAGGGCCGTGAAAAACACGGCAAATACGCTGGCCGTGATGAGCTTTCCGACTTTGGTTTGCTTCAGCCAAACGAAATAGTTTTTTGCGAATTTCTTCATATTATGAGTTTTTAAAAATGGTTTCTAATTGTGTGAACACATGCTTCTCAATTTCATTTAGCAGCGGTTCGGTTGTGATCATAAACGGACGGGCCGGAATATTTACTTTACGGCGGAACGCTTTAACGCGATAGGTTTTTCCCTTACGGCTCTTACGGCGGTGTGATGGAACACTTACAACTCCTTTGAAGCCTTCGTTATGTGCCTGTGCATACGGCACGTTTGAAACTACACGCGCATAATCAAAGGTTGCAGCCGGACGAATTGACCGTTTTAAGCGCCCCGTCTTTATCAATATGGCACGGCCAATATTTTTACGACTGTATTTACGATAGGCCCATGCCTGAAAACCTCTATCGCCCCGGTAGCCCTGCATCACGAAGTTCTCTTTAAACTCCTCAGCCGCAATTGCACTTACCTGAACAGGCAGCTTTCTTCTAAGCTGGCGATAATCATTCGCCAGCTTAGAGAAAGGATGTGGAAAACGTTTGTCCATTAATTAGCAGGCGAGAAGTCAATGAAGTATTCTTTTCCAACTTCAAATTTGTTTGCAGCCTCATCGTTTACGGTTCCCATTTCTAACTGACCGTAAGGAGTCCATTTGAAAAACTCTTTGTTCTCCTCGCTTCCTGAAGTAACTACATTCAATTTGATTCTTTGTCCTGATTCTGTTAAGACTTTTTCTGTTACCTTAAATTTTGCTCTTACTGTTGGCATGGTTTTGGGTTTTATGGTTAATAATTAAGCGTGACTACTTTTTATTTTTATCCGGGATGTCCATTCCGAAATTATTCTTAGCTGCCTCCTTGTCTTCTTTGGCTACTTTGTAGTAGGGGTGTTTCTCCGGGAATACTACTCCGCGTTTACCTGTGTTGGTATCAAACATAGGTTTGAGAGTTGGAAGCTTACGGCCCTTCATATTTGTTTCCTCTCCGGTTGCCAGTTGAATAACATCACAGCGACAGCCCCAATCGTTAGGCGGATAATAGCTGTTCCAAAACTCATCATTCACCGGTTTAACTATTCCGGATAACAAGGCATGGGCCGGACGTACACGGCCATCGCCTGCGGTGTGATATTTAAGGAATGGCAAGGCCTCCTGGTTCGCTTCAATATCTACCCATAGGCTGGCCATTTGACTTGACGCTATGGCCTGATTGTATTCGGTGTTGAGCCAGTTAACGTTGAACTGGTTTCCGATCTCCTCCACATCTTTTTTAAACTGGCCGAATGGTTTTATGTTTCCTTCCTTATCGGTTAACAGATCGGTTACCTGACGTAACTGCTGATATGTTTTGAAAGCGGAGAATACATGCACATCGGTTTCGAGCTTTGCCAGCATTTTGTAATCGGGATCGGTGTGGTAGAACTGATCGAAGCTGCCACCGAAACCTTTTGTTACGCCCGTGAACAGTTCGTTGGCCGTCCATTTGAACAGGGCTTCATCAACATGGCCCCTGCTGATCTCTCCGGAGTGGATGCCTTTTACTATGCGGTTCCAAATAGTATCAACTCCCTTTTTATCGGAAAGCGTGACAATGGTTAAGTTATGCTCAGGATGATCGCAGGCGGGCGCGTATAGCTGAGTGATGTCGTCATTAAAAGACCTCACCCTGCCCTCTCCAAAGGAGAGGGTTCTACTACTTAGCTTTTTTTTTTGACCCTTTGGATCGGTTGGCGGATCAGCCGGGGGATCGGCTTTGATAGATTTTTGTTCACCCATTGGTACGCCATACTTTTCGTACCAGTATTTTGAATCGATGGGCACTTGCTGCGCTACCTTCTCATCGATAACAATTTGCTTATCAAGCGGGATCACTTGTGTGTTTTCGAACTGGAATTTGCCGTCCAGCTTGTAGCCGAGTTGCTGAAGCTTCAGCTTAAAGCCCCAATTCAATATGTATTCAATGCGGAGCATATCACTTAAATTGATTGCTTCCTCGACATCCTGATGCACTTCGGATTGCGAACGTGATGATCCGTTATCGGTTGTCATAGTTTGGCCCACAAATATTTTACTGATCTCGGCATTGCACATATTGATGATGTCCTTGAAAATGGCCGATTGCCCTGAAGCGTTGCCTGCCTCATGGAACTCAATTGATGTGCCGTCCGGTATTATGGCATACCCTGCCCCGCCCATTGCATCCAGCCCCTCGGCCAGTTTGGTACGGGTATTGGGATCGTACGGGTTGTACTTACCTACCCGGAAAGGCATACCGAATAGTTCGGCAAACTGGCTCCAATCGCCAAAGCCCCCGCGTTTGTATATTACATATTGTGCGGCAGTCATTAGTTTGCCGTAATCTTTTTTGCCTCCAACTTCGATAAGGTATTGACTAAATGACGGGTCGGCTTTATCGCCGGAATAGTAAATACCTTCCTGCGGGTTGGTTGTACTGTACATTACAAAACCAAATTCGGGAATAACGTTTGCCCGATTGATTAACTCCACACGGCTGATTAAACCCTGTTCGGGTATCATTTCAATAAGGCTATGGCCAAAAGGTATTTGTTCCATTGCCAGTTTAAGGAACTGGTAGAACCACGGCGTTTCCAAAATATTAGCCTGTACGTTCTCATCAACACCTCCATCGCTATTAGTGGGGTGGAACAATACCTTCTTGTTGGTGATGGATGTTATGCGCTTATCCATTACAGATTCAAGGTGGCCGTCCAGCTTAATGTCATCAAACAACTCATATAATGATCTGCGCTTTGGCGTGGTTGGATTACGGGCCTGATCGATGGCGTTCTTCCAAACGGCTATATCCTTCGACCCCATCCGAAGGGTATTTACCGTTATTTGATTTGAGAAGGGGCTGTAAATTCGGCCTCTTTTTGAGTTTTGCGGGTTTGCCATGAATGCGTTATTTTAGTTTTAAAGCCCTCCGTTTGAGGACAAAGTACCTTTACCGACCATTAAAGCTGTTACGAACGAACTTAAACGGTACTTAAATGCCTTTATTAAATTTGATTGTTACGCTTTGTATTGCTTCCAAAAAGAACATAATCTTTTTCGCCATCGGTCGGAATTGGTAAATCGGGGGGATTGATGTCCCCCGCGTTTACCAATTTGAACCATTCAATGGCTTTATCATACCTTTCTTTACGTGCCTTTGGTGTTTTATTCATATTAATGAGGCAGTGTAAATGATAAAGGGCCATATCGACACAGTACATTACAATAATAGGATTACGGGCATCGCCCGTTTTGTTGAATATGTTGGCAATATCGTACCGGGAATTGAGGAAGCCTTTAGCTTCTTCGACCGCGCGGGAGGTTGCCACATCCAACTTTGTATCATCGGACTCGGTTATGTCGTCAAGAACATTCTCCTTTATACTGTCCTCGTAATCTGATTTTGTAATGAATGCCATTGCCTCACCCCGGCCCTCTCCAAATGGAGAGGGGGAAGGATTTTACTTTTTTAGTTAAACATCTTAGTTATATCATAGTTGGCCGTGAACACCTCGGTTTTTTGTTTCCGGGGCTTGTTTGACTTACTATTATTTGCAACGGACACCTTCATTTCACGTTCAATTGTGTACCATTTTGCGCCATCGGTATACTCTTTTAGTATGCCGGACGGGTAGGAACTTAACAGAAATTTGCCTTTCAATAAGGCGAGTGTTTCCAGTAGGTTCTTAAAATCATCGAGCGAGTAACCGTCATAATGACCCATGTCACTATTATAATACGGCGGGTCGCAATAAAAGAACGCATCCTTATTGTCACGAGTCGTTATGATACGGATAGCATCAGCACATTCAATTTGTACATCCTGAAGCCGTATGGCGTGATCCTCGGTAAAGGAGTTACGCTTGTTACTGATCTTCTTTGATGTTGTGTTGCGCTTAATATCATAACCCCACGATCCGTCCAGCATTGAACTAAAGCTTTGGACTGAAAGTGTCCAAACGGCCCATGCCACCTTCAACTCGTTGAACATATCGGGGTTGTTATAAATTACGCCTGCCTTGCGGTGCATATCACGACTGTGAAGCGTGATACGTATTTCCCTTTCAAGGCTTGCGAAATCATTTTGCACTACCCGGTAAAATGTAACCAGCGACTTATTTGTGTCGTTGATCACTTCAACGTCTGACTTACTCTTTAAAAAAAATACGGCCCCGCCGCCAATGAACGGTTCACAATACAGCTTATGCTGCGGGATAAGCTTTATAATTGTCGGGGCCAGTGTTTGCTTGCCTCCATAATATGATATTGGTGTTTTCATACATTTTCAAATCTTGTGTTGGTTAATAGCTCGTTTGCCAATTGTGATGTCAGCATTAAGCACAAGGTTTTGACTAAGTATGTGCATGGCTCCTTCGACTGCATCGGGACCATCCTTTTTGGTTTTCACTCCCTTTTCAAAATTCAGATACTGCGCCATGAGTTCTTTAACATGGTGATCGTCTTCAATATCTTCATCAAAATATACATCGCCGCGTTCGAAGTATCCGCTGGTTGCTTCTATACGCGCATCCTTGTCGGGCTTTTTACGTGTGTCGCCGCTTACCGGAACAGGGTACTTTTTTACTTTGGCGGCAGCGGAATAGTCTTTATACAGAAGTGATTGCAGAAATACTTCTTCCATTTTGAACTGATAGGTGGCTGAACTATTCTTCACGAAGGTGTCCATAGCGTAAGACCATTCGATCATTTCCTCAACTGAGGCCTGACCAACAAATACTTTACGAATATGGAATTTAGCTTCGTGCAGTCCGACCAAGACCAACGCTTTACTATCGCTGGTAGCAGTTTTTTTAAATCCGGGGTCGAGGTATGCGACTAAAAACTTATAGGCGCTCAGAGGCGGAAGCTTTTTAAACTGGAACCATGCTTTCTTAAAAACCTTGCCCTCGTTAATAGGGTTATTGTAATACTCACGCTGAGAAAGGCGATAACCCATTTTAGTTATCATGTAATTACATTCGGCTAATGTAAATCGTTCTTTCCAGCTTGGTTGGCCCTTAGTGTCTGTGATGTTGATTATCTCCGAATCGTCACTTGTTTGGCGTTCGATCGCGCGTTTAACGAGTGAGTCCTGAGCTATGATATTACCAACCAAGATAAATCTTCCTTTACCAGTGATGCTGAAACAACCGAATAACGCCCCGACCATCCAATCCCATGCAACGTCAAGACGTTTAGGGTTGCGGCATAGTTCATCTTCATCGATGTCATCGCAGAGGATGAAGTCGGGACGAGATTCCTGGTTACGTGTACCACGCGGGCTTTGTCCTGATCCAATGGCACGGAACTTACAACCATCAGTGGTTGTAAAGTTTCCCTCCTGCCAATTGCCCAGGCTTTGTTGTTTGCCAAAATCATTTATCAGCCTTTGATTCGATTCAAGTTCAACCTGCAAGGCTTTGAGTAATTCAATGGCGTTGCCTTCGTTGTAACTTGCAAGGATCATGTTGCGTAACTCGCCTGTGAACTTTAAGTACAAAGGGAGTATTACGCCTGCGCTGACTGACTTGGCATGATCGCGTGCCCAAGCGCGTGTAATGAATGTGCGCTTTTTATCAATTGCTTTTTTGAAGAAGCGTTTGTGAAACGGCGCAAAATCAGAGGAACAGTAATGGGGAAAATAGTACTTAGCAAAACGTTCAATGCTGCCCAACAGATCATCTACGCGTTTGGTTTTGGTAACGGGGTCTTCGTCCATTGGAATGAACGTAGCCTTTTCAACGCCTGACTTATGCGCGTCCCAATCCCGTAACGCTTCGCGATCCTTAAGCTTCATTTACAGTTTTGTTTTGATGTACTGGTCTTGCAGCTTTAAAAACTCCTGCGCCTGCTTTAGATCAAGTAAGCGCAACCAATCATTGAAACCCATGAACGCTTCGATAATACTTGACAGACCGCTTTCTGTTTCCAGCGTTTTAGCCGCTGAGGTTAGCTTTACAAGTGTGTCCGCTTCTTTGCTATTGGCATAGCGTTTACCGACTTCGCGTGTTTCAATGTCGTTGTTGATCTCGTTGATCTGTGCATAAATACGGCGGAGTTGCTGCTCTTTTGAAATGATGAGCGAAGCCTTTAGATCGTCCCACTTGCCTTCTGTAACCCATTGGCTCATGGTTTTGGCGCTCACGCCAACCTTTTGAGCGGTTTGTTTT